GAAGAAGATGGAATCATTATCTCTCAAGATGATGACGAAATTTCACTTAAAGATAACGAAGCTGACGTTGAATATAAAATCCAAATGGAATCTGAAGAAGAAGTTGAAATGGAAGAAATGGATAAGGAAGTATCTGAAGAAGATATGGACGAAGTTGTTTACGAAATTGAAATGTCTGAAGAAGACCATATGGAAGGTGAAGAAGAAGTTGCTGAATATAAAGAGGAAGCAACTGAAGAGTATGGTGGTAATAAAGGTGATATTCCTTCTGATGACCGTAAAAAAGATGGTCATTACGGAAGTGGTCCTAAGGAAAAGGAAACTGCGGATGAAGAAGGTGAGGAAGATTACCAAGAAGGTGAAATGGAAGAAACCTCAAGAAGTAATGCTTCATTGAGAAAATATCCTAACGCTAAAACTGCAAATCCTAATGTTAAAGACTACGCGTCTGATAGATTGAGACCTGCAGTAAGAGAAAACGAATCTGAAAAAGAGTTACAACAACTTAGAGAGAAGAATGAAGAGTACCGTAAGGCACTTAACATCTTTAAAGAGAAGTTGAACGAAGTTGCAGTATTCAACTCTAACTTGGCTTACGCTACACGTCTTTTCACAGAAAATACAACTACGAAGCAAGAGAAAATCAACATCCTTAGAAGATTCGATTCAGTAGAAACATTGAAAGAATCAAAAGGTTTGTATAAGACTTTGAAAGAAGAATTCGAAAGCAAGGAAGCTAATACAATTTCAGAATCAGTTTCTGAAAAAGTATCTAAGACTCCTGTTAAAGGTTCATCTGCAAATCTTATCGAGAACAAAACGTATGAAAATCCTCAGTTCATGAGAATGAAGGATTTGATGACGAAAATAATTAAATAAACATATTCCTTAAATAGTATTAAAAATGGGAGCATTATTAGAATCAGGTCTTGTTGGTAACATCGGTCTTAAGCACTTGAAAGTTATCAAAGAAGACACAATCAACAAATGGGACAAATTAGGTTTCTTGGACGGATTGAAAGGTCACTTAAAAGAAAACGTGGCACAATTGTACGAAAACCAAGCGTCTCACTTAATCAACGAAGCAGCAAACGCTTCTGACTCAGGTTCATTTGAAACTGTAGTCTTTCCTATCGTTAGAAGAGTATTCTCTAAATTATTAGCTAACGATATCGTATCAGTACAAGCTATGAACTTACCAATCGGTAAATTGTTCTACTTCGTACCTAAAATTCAAAACAGAAACGCTGATGGTACTCACGTAGCACCATTCGGAGCACCAGGTGGTCCTTCAACAACGGACTCTAACTACGGAGCAAACGATAAAAACTTGTACGACCGTTTCTATGAAGGGTCAACTCCAAATTCTGACCCAGCTGGTCTTTTCGATTACTCGAAAGGTGCTTACAGTGCACAAACTGTAACGGCAACAACTGTAGGTTGGACTGCTGGTACATTGACTGCGGCTGCTGGTACTGGTTTATACACTGGTAACACAAGAGAAGTATTAATTGCTTTGTCAGGTTTCGCTAGTGCAGGTGCTGGTAAATTAATCGGTCCTGATGGTCAAGAAATGGATACTGAAGATTTCTTAGCTTCTTTAGAAATTAAATTGGACGCGAATAGTGGTGATGCAGTTGCAGGAACTTACTACAACTTCAACGTTGTAACTCAGAAGTATGGTAAAGGTATTGTTCAGTATGGTTCTGAGCAAGGTACTACTTTCTACAGTGGTTCTTATCCAGGTCCAGGTGGAGCATACGATAACGTATGTGACGCAGCAGGTATTATCTATTTATCAATTGATACGTCAACACCAGTTGCTATCGGTTCAACGAATTCAACTGATGGTTACACTGGTACAACATTTGCAACAGGGGCTAACCCAACTTTCGCTGCTGAATACAGAGTATACGAAACATTAGAATTCGAAGATAAAATCGGTGAGGTTTCTTTCGATTTGGAAGCAGTTACTGTTTCTGTAACAGAAAGAAAACTAAGAGCACAATGGTCTCCAGAATTGGCACAAGACGTTTCTGCATTCCACAACATTGACGCTGAAGCTGAATTGACAGCTTTATTGTCTGAGCAAGTGGCAGCAGAGATTGACCGTGAAATCTTAAGAGACTTGAGAAAAGGTGCTGCATGGTCATTGAGATGGGATTACAACGGTTGGAAGAGAGTGAACAATGGTTCAGTAAACTACAACCAAAAAGATTGGAACCAAACATTGATTACTGCGATTAACCAAATCTCAGCTCAAATTCACAAATCAACATTAAGAGGTGGTGCTAACTGGATTGTAGTTTCTTCTGAAATTTCTGCAATCTTCGACGACTTAGAATACTTCCACGTATCTAACGCGGCACCAGACCAAGACCAATACAACATGGGTATTGAGAGAGTAGGTACGTTATCAGGTAGATA